CGGGGGCGTGCTAAATGAAAAAGATCGAAATCAAGCTGAACGAGCCAGTTGAAATCAACGGTGAGCATTTTGAGCAACTGTCCATCCGTCCGCCCAGGGTGCGTGACCTGCTGATGGATTCATGGGCCATGTTCAGAAACCTTATTCAGTCGCTGTCCCGGGCGTTTCAGGAGGGTGATGTCCTGGCGCTGATCTGGCTGATCAGCTTTGTCTGGATACTGATTGCGTTCGATCAGCCCATCACCCTTGGAGCGGTCATCGCAGCCGCGCTGGCGGCCCTGGCCGCCGCCTGGCTTTTGGGCCTTCTGATCGGCCTGCCGGTGGTGCTGCTCGACGGCCTGCTGGACATCATGGCCGATGTGCGTCGAGATATTCGCGCAGCGTCTGATACCACCGGTAAGCCTCCCCGCCGTCCATTGCCATGATCTCGGTCAGCGTCCAGCCGGTGTGAACGGAAAGGGTCATGACCAGACGGCGGCAGTCCGCCTCATTCAGGACAAAAAACCCTGATAGGCTTTCTGCAGCTGCTGATAGTCCTTGATGGTCAGCTCCTCAATCACTTCAGGCGGCACCTCACACAGATTGGCAAAGATGCGCACTTCCTTTTCCTCATCAGAGCCATCAAACTTTGAAGCCATCAGCAGGTCACGCACCCTGGGCGGACGGATGGACAGTTGCTCAAAATGCTCACCGTTGATTTCAACTGGCTCGTTCAGCTTGATTTCGATCTTTTTCATTTAGCACGCCCCCGCTTATTCGTCTGCTCTTTCACCGGCACAATCAGGCCTGCGGCCACCAGATGAGCGGCGGCCCGCTCGGTCAGTTCCACCGTCTCACCCTTCTGACCCAGATGGCAGGTTTTTTCGATCTGATACCGCATGATTTCTTCTCCACATTTCATGTTGAAGGCTCGGATCAGCGCGCTGACTCTTTCAGGCTAATACGGAAGCCGATTTTGTGAAGTCAGCGCCACTTTGATCAGATTCCAAGCTGCTGCTTGACCTGCTCCAGCACGCTCTGATCAGACAGTTTCAGCTCACCATTGGCGATGTCGAACGCCTCGGCTGGCTTGCCGTCAATGGTTTTGACAAACTTCTCAATGGCCACCTTGTAAGTTTTCTCTACCATCTCACCGGCCTTGAAGTCATTGGTTTCCGCTGACCAGACACGGCCGTAGATGATCCACTGCACGGGGATCTTCTTGCCCTTCTCATCCAGCGTGGCGCGGAAGGTGAGCACCACATCCCGGCCCAGAATGGCGCGCACGGCAGCAAGCCCCACATCCTCGCGGTTGAGCTTGAACTCAGCCTCTGGCTGCTCATAGCCCACAAAGATTTTGCGCTCCGCCGCCAGCCCGCCCCGGTAGTCGGTGGTTTTCTCGATGATCTCCGGGGCCTTGAAGGAATCCACGGAGCCGATATAGCCCACACCGTCCACGGTCAGGCTGATGCCTGCTATTGCATGAGGTAAATCTGCCATCTCTCACCCTCCTTATTTTGGAAGCACGCCTGCGTAATAATCCTGAACATTGATCGAATCAATGCCGATCTGCTCTGCCGGTGCCGGAGCGGTGAAGTCATACTGGAAATAAGCCCGTCCCTGACTCAGTTCATCCGGGGTGTTCTTAACCGGATCGACCCAGCACTCACCACCAACCAGTGCGCCGATATTGATCAGATGGGTGATATAGCCATTGACGCTTGCGGCCACATCTTCCAGGAAAGCCCCATTGATGGGCCGATCCACCGCCCACATCAGCCCACGCTGGATGGAGTCGGCGATCAGGTCTGAGGTGCGCACCACAGGCTCAAACGCCCATTTGGGATCGTTCAGCTCAGTGGTGCGGCTGCCCCACAGGCGGAAACCGCCCTCTCGGATAACGGTGGTGACATGGTTTTTGTTGAGCAGGTTGGCCCGTGTGGTCGGTTCACCCATCTTGAAATCCACCGGTCGGGTGGTGCCGGTAATGGCCTGAATGACCTGGTTGGACTTTGACCACCAAAAGCCCTTTTCAAGATCAATGCGGGCACGCAGACCGGCGGCATAGGCCGATGGCGCACGCACCACTTCCATTGCTGTGGCTGCGTCAAAGGCGGTGATCCACGGATCAATCACTTCAGCACGGCGGGCACCGAAGTTCTTGACGAAGTTGATGGCATCGGCATCATTGGTATTGGGGCCATCAAGGTAAGTAAAGCCACGCACCTGGTTGGCCAGGGCGATCAGCTCACCGGCCACAGCCACATCGGAAGAAAAGCCGGGTGCAATGAGGATGCGCGGCTCAACGCCTGTGATGGCCTTGGCCCCTTTGAGCGCCTGAATGCCGGTGTAGGCCCCCGTGGCCTCATCCACCCCGCCGATGACATTGGCCTTCATCTGGTTGGCATCATCGCTGTGC